TTTGGACCTGGACCTTTGTTATCTTTGACAACGAAAGGTGCAAAAACTATAGCTGCATCAGATGCAGTTTTCATAGTTGGAAAAGGGTTAGGTGTCTTTACTACTTCTGTTTTTGTTTTTTTAAAATTCATTAGTGTATCGTCGGTTTTACAAGTTCAATAAGATCAAGACCACCTTGATCAAATAATTTTTGGAGTTCTTTTGCATCAAGTTGTTCATAAAAAATAACTCTTGAGGCAGCCATCATAGCACCAGCCAAAAGTATACTATCTTCAGGCGTTTTACTATCATTTTTTGCAAAATGCATAAGTTTGTCAAAATATTCTGCTAATTTTTGCTCTGCGTTCATCATTTTTATTGTTTTTGTTTATCTAAATTAACATTTGCACGCAATTGTGCAATATCTTCGTTAGAATCTATTTTATCTTGCGCTATTTTTGCTTGTTGATCAAGTTTTGCAGCGTCAAGTTCTATAAACATTTCACTAATAAAATTACTAACTTGATCCGCAACTTGCACTTCAACTTGCTTTTGAAACTCCATTTGTAGCTCTGGTGGTATCTGTCCACCATATTTTTGTGCTTCTTGTTCTATTACTTGGTTCATTTGTGCCTCAACCTGCTCTCTAGCTAATAAAGAAACGTGTTCCATCACGTGTGCTTGTAATAAAGTGCTGGCTTGTGGGTTTGATCTTACTAATAATGACGACATAAACACTCTGTGTGCCTCGATATGTTGTTGATGTGCCTGTCCTCTAAACGCAACAAGCTTTTTACCCATCAAAGCATCTGAGTTTTCTAAACCAGGATCTTTTGGTGCGTCTGGTTTTGGCACTGGCAGTATAGCGTCAATGTCTTTTACACCTAAAGCTTGATACATTCTTTTATATGCTTCATACAGATTGTGTTGATTAGGATCAGATTGTGCCATTTGTAATTGTGTTTGTGCTAGAGTTACACGTTGTGACATAGAAAATATGTTAGGATCAGAAACAGGAATAATATCTATGCGCTCATCAAAGTCACTAGACTTAACACTAGGAACTGCGTTTTGTCCAACGCCATAAGGGTACATTGGTGAATAGAAATCTTTAAATACCTTTGCTAATAAATTAAATTCTATCTTTTGTGCGTAATGTAATCTTTTGTGTATTGCACTCATTACTCTTGAGCCACGTTCAATAAGTGCCATTGTTGTTCCCACAGGTGCATTAGCTGCAACACTGTCACCAATCTTTTGATCAGCGATTGTGGCAAATCTTTGACCAGCCTGAACAACAAATCCTAATAATTGAAATAATGTGGCGTCTGCACCTTTATACGGTAAAGGCATTAGACCTGCACGTAGATCACCACTTGGTGCGTCTACGTCTCTAAACTCACCAGGTTGTATTGGATTATCATCATCACGAATACGAAGGCCTCTTGCCTTGAAACCTGCAGGTAAGTTAGCTAATGTTCCTGCATCTAGTAGTTGTCTTAATGCTGCTGTGGCAGTTCTAGATAAACCACCGAGCATATGTATTAAACCAAAGCCGTAGAAGCCTAGACCTGGTAAAAACTTATAATGTACAAAATATTGTTTCTTCTTCTTTAACGTGTCTTTCTCATCATAGTTTCTATAAATAGATAAAACCTTTTGTGAGCCTTCATCGATGGTAACAATGTATGGTAGTTTAATTCCATCATCGTCTTCAAAACCAGGTAAGTCTAACTCGCAGTGAATCTCTAACAAAGTATAATTATCATTGCTATAACTACTACCTGTCTTTCTAACACCATCAAGTTTGTTAACAGCTTCTTGTATTTGACTGTTAGGTTCTTCTGTTTGTTCTTTTATTTCAACATCACTATAAAAACCTTGAACTTGTAGCTTTCTTATTTCGTTTTCATTTCTTCTAAGAACATGTGTAATTCTTTCAGCACTTGCTAAATCTGTAGCTGTATAAGGCACAACAACGTCTTCACTAGGAACAAATTTTGACACAGCTCTGTCTAAAGTAGAGTCAAAATAAATTTTTTTAAATGATGATCCTGAAAGAGGTAAATAGAAAAGCATTTGATCTAAGTCGGGATCAAAATCCTCCATGACATGCATAATTTGATAATTCATAAACTCTTGAACACGTTGTGCCTGATCTTCTTTTTGTTGATCGCTTGAGCCAATTATTTGAGTTCTTACAGGTCCGTTTGCTGGTAATAATTCTTTATAAGCTTGTGCTTGAAACTGAGTAACTGTTTCTGATAACAGCGGATGTGTAACGCCACTTGCCCCTTGAAAAGGCTGTGATCTGTCCTCGTAATTAAAACCTAATAGTTTTAAACCTTTTGAATACGCATCATGCCATTCTTCTCTAGACGATTTATCTTCTTTGTAATCATTAATTAAATCAGATGATATCATGTTAAGATCATCATCAGATAGTAATTCTGCTAAGTTTTGGTCAAACTCACTTTCTGGTTCATCCATTATTGGATTGACAATAGCGCCTCCGTCATCTGTTAGCTCAACATTTTCAACTGTCAATGACTCATCTGGTGTTTCAATAGTTATTGATTCTGACTCTACACCAGTAGGTTCACCAGTAATTCTTTTTTCTACGACCATTAAGCTACCTCAAATATATCAATCATTTCAACAAGTCCACCCTTGGCTTTGTGAGTTTTATATGGTTCTAGCATTTCTTCTGTAATTTTAATAGCAAAAGATGGTGTCGTGTTTTTCATATCAGGCACTCTTATGGCCTCTACATTGTAATTTGGGTTTTGCGTTCTAATCATTTGTACTTGTCTTGCGTCAGTTAATGTAGCCACCATGTTGCCGTTTTGATCTGTAATTCTGTAAATATCTGAACCACCAGACTTAGTTTGCACATTCAATACTATCATCTCTGAATTGTTTGACTTTGCCTGTGTCTTTAAAATTTTCTCAATTGTTGATGTGTAGTGTTTACCTTTTTCATCTACAGCATTAGGTCCACCATAAAACTCTGACATACCAATACCTTTAAATCTTGAGCCTTTAAACTCACCACGCTCCGTAAATGCTTTTATTTGATCAGCTTTGTCCGCAGCTCTGTCTGCAGCGGATGTAGATGTATTACCTGTAAAACTGTATCTATCTATTACAAATTTGTCAGGAGTCACTGCGTAGTAATCAGGAACATCAGGATCTTTGAGAACAAACTTACGATAAGCTAATTCAAATAAATCTTTTTTAATTAATGCATCTGCCCACTCTTCACGTTTCTTAAACGGCAGGTCAGGAAATAATCCTTCATAAGTATTTTGATCGACAGTTATTAAATCGTTAATCATCTCATCTATTTGATCATTTAATAAACTTTTTACTCTTGCTATTTCAGTGTCAGATATTTCTCTAGTCTCTACAAATCTATTTATAATATCATCAACTTCAGCATCAACCTTAGCTAAAGAATCTGCAAAAATATCTACTTCGGTCTGTGATTTTTTTAGTGGCCTAAATACTGATTTGTTTTGTTCAAAGAATGCCAATGCCTCATTACCTATTCTATTTAACTCAGGTAAGGTAGTTGACTCTCTGCCTTCTTCTTGTAATTTTCTAAGTGTAGCCAGTAGTTTTTGTTTTCTAGCCGCTGCAGCCTGCATGATGTCAGATTGTATCTCATCTGCAAACTGAACCTTAACAACATTGCTTGCATCTACCGTTGATGCTTTTGTTATTTCTGAATCAAGATCTCTTACTTTTACAATGAGGTCATCTATTTGATCTAATAAACCAGGGCTTATTTGAGCGAGTGTATCGCCATATTGAGTAAGCATTTGCTCTAAAGATAGTTCGTTAATTACGTCAAGATCGGCTTGATTCAAACCTCTTCTTACACCCTCTCTATTTAATTTATTTATTGCTTCTGCGTATAAACCAGCAACCTGTCTTTGTGCTCTTTCTCTCTCACGAGTGAGACCTGGTATTTTTGATTTATCTGTAGGCGCGCCTAATTTAGTTGGAAGTATAGCTCTTCTCTCAGAAAGTCTTGTCCAACCAATTACATAATTGTTGTCACTGCCCCCTGGTAAACCAAAACCATGATTTTGTATAGTTTCACCTGCAAAAATTGTTACAGGTTGACCTGCTGTATCACCTGGTAATTTGTCCATTGGAATATACAAGACACGCTCTGATGTAGTGCCTGGTATAAATCCATCTTCTCTGTAACCCTCATATGCTACGTTTACTTTTTCACCAGACGGATTAATAATCTCAGATCCTTTACCTGTTCCGTGTACGTGCATCCCTCTTACTGGTGCAGACCTGATTTGTCTTATAACAGCATCTTTGGGTATTGGTGTTACTTCATCGAAAGCTTTTAACAAATTGTTAATACCGTAATCTTCTAACTCTGTTTTTTTAATTCTGTTTTTTGCAAAGAAATCAATCAATGCTTGTTTATTAGGAAATATTACAGGTGTGTCTGGTCTTTGTAATACTTTTTCCGCATCGGAATAGAATACTCCTGTTAGTGGTTGATTAGTTTTTGGTGTTGTAGCTACATCTGTTGAGCTTCCCAAATCAACTTTTTGATTGTCTTCAGGAGTTGGATCAAAGAAGTCCTGCTCTTTATTTAGTTTTTCTTGTTCTAAACTTTGTAATTGTTTTTTTGTAGGGTTATCTAATGCCTCTTTTGGTGTAGGTATAGGCGCTGTTTCGTTTACAGGGGGCTTAGTAAATAATTTAAAGAAAGGTAATTTTAAATTAGCTTCTTGTACTTCACCAGTGAATATATTTTCTATGGGTGGTGTATCAAATACTTTCTCTTGTGGTGCCGCGCTAACACGTTGAACTTGCATTGGCTCTACATCTTCTGGTTTGTCCTCACCAAATCGTCTAGCTCTGCCAAGTGCAGCATCACCAAACTCAACTGTAATCTTTGGTATTATTTGTCCTTGTTCTTCGTCATCAAAAATATTCATGTCTTCTGTTATTAATCCACCTCTTTGTAGTCTTGGTTTTTGTGTTAGCATTATATTTGCAGCTTCAAAAGCATCTTCTAATTCTTTTTGTGTTACACCAAAACTTTTATCTTCCATAGCTCTAGCTATTAAATCAAGTATTTGTTTTCTTGCGTCTCTATGTTTACCAAAAACTTTTCCATCTACTACAAACTCAGTGCCTATCTCTGCAGCTTGTGTGCTTATTTCTGCCATCTTTTTTCTGTCATTATTCTTAACAGCTAGCACTGCAGCTTTTTCTAACTCGCCCTGTAACTCATAATTAACAACAGAAAGGTCAAGGTAATAACTCATAGGTGATCCACCTGATCCAGCTAAACCTTCTGGCACAGTGCCACCTACTTGTGATGTCCTAAATCTGTGTGCTATTTGAATACTTTTTTTACCTCCACTAGGAAACATTTTATCTAATAAAGGCTGCACTAATTCTCCAACCTGTTCCCTAATTAAATCGTTACGTTTAAATTCAACAAAGTCTTTGTAAAATGACGAATTCGTATCAAGCATTTCATCAAGCTCTGGTTTAAATTCTTTCATAAAATTATCATAGTTACCTTCGGCTCCTGGCACTATTTTAGATTCAACATTAAAACGTGGGTATCTTTCTTTTGGTAAAGATGATTCTCTTACAAAGTTTATGTACCTTCTAAAATATTTTTGGTCACCTTTATCTAGAGTATTTAAAATTTTTTTATATTCGTCAGTTCCAGTTAAATATTTATTAAACATGGAGATGTCATCTTTTCTTTTATCTGTAGATGTTCTTGGTGCTTGACGATTTATTTGCTGTTGATTTAAAATTTCAGTACCTCTGTCAAGATCATTGTATTCATTTATAAGGGTATTTAATTTTTTTCTAGCAGATCTTTTTTGATCATTAGTTAAATTTTCTCCTTCTAAATTTTTCACAGCTTTTGTTTCACCATAAGCTTTTTTATACGAATCAAAAAATGCATCATACACTGCTTGTGAGTCTTCCATGTCTAAACCACCAGTTATCTTTTTTTCAAAATCTTCAAACATACCTTGCTTACGTTCTTCTAGTTTAGGAAATTTTGTTCTATCTCTTTTTATACCAAGAGACTTTCTTCTATCTTTTATGTTACTACGTGTTACATTATCACCTTGCAGATATACATCAGGGTTATTTAAAAATTCTTCTAAAACTTTTGAATCAGATAAATTTGGATTGTCTAATAAAAACTCGTCCGCTTTACTGGTTAGTATTGAGGGGCTAGCTCCTCTTGTCTCTACTCTTACCTGTACAGGATCAGAAGCCTGCTGACCTGTAAATCCTTTTAGTTTTTCTGTTTCTCTTTGTAATGCCTCTGCTTCTCTTGCAGCTCTAGCTAAAGCGTCATCGACTGTGCCTTGTGTTTCAGTAAAAGGAGCTCTACTAAATATCGGTCTACCCTCATCATCAAATCGTATCGGCCCCTCTCTTTCTCTTATTTCAGCTTCAATTCTATCTCTTTCTGCAGCTATCTCATTTTTAGTTCTAGGTCTGAGTTCAGTGCCAACAGGGCCTTTTTTTCTACCTGTCATAAATCTTTTTTGTATGATGCCACCACCAAGTGTATCATCTAATTCTTTCATAAAACCTGGTTCAAGTTCATCAAGCTCTCTCATTAATTCTTCATCATTAAGCA